GTTTCCCAGTCACGATCAGTCCGGTTGATTGGTTTAACGCGGCTATCGATGCTCACGTTAAGTTAGGGTTCAAGCCCACCGGTGCAAAGGTGGCCGCACATGACCCGAGCGATGAAGGCGGCGATGCCAAGGGCTACGCGCTAAGGCATGGCTCCGTGATTCTGGACGTGGCCGAGAATGAAACCGGCGACGTGAACGAAGGTTGTGACTGGGCAATCGACCGGGCGATTAGTGCAGGCGCTGACTGGTACGCTTGGGATTGCGATGGGCTAGGCATATCGTTGAAGCGTCAAACATTGGCTGCGTTCGATGGCAAGAAGATTGAAACGGTCATGTTCAAGGGGTCAGAGGCTCCCGACGATAAAGACGCGATCTATGAGGCCGCTTCTGGCGAGTCGGCTAATACCGGCAAGACTAACCGGCAAGTATTCAGGAATAAGCGCGCCCAATACTACTGGCGGCTGCGAGATCGGTTTTATAAGACGTTTCAGGCGGTCACTAAGGGCGTTTATATCGACCCTGACGAACTGATCAGCCTGTCATCCGATATTGACTGTCTTGACCAGCTAAGGGCTGAAGTGTGCCGGGTGCCGAAGAAGCCAAACCCTAATGGGCTAATCCAGATAATGAGCAAGGCTGACATGGTAAAGATGGAAATCGGCTCCCCCAACATGGCAGACAGCCTGATGATGTCGATGATGATCCCGCAATCGAACGAGAAATTCGAGCCTATCAACTTCACGAGTGAATGGTAATGACCACGGATAACTTCACGGCTTTCACGGATAACTTCACGGCTTTCACGGATAACTTCACGGCTTTCACGGATAACTTCACGGCTTTCACGGTGAAGTGGCGCAGGGCGTGACCAACTAGGGCAAAGTAAGATGGCCGACGACATACTAAAATCAGCGCTCGAACGATTCGAGATAACCGAACAGCACGACAAAGAGCAGCGGCAGAAGTCGATTGAAGATCGCCGCTTCGTTCATGCGGAAGATGGGCAATGGGACGACGACGCGATCAGCAAGCGCCAGGATCGCCCACGGTACACAATCAACAAGGTGGCCGGAGCGATCGACCAGGTTACCGGTGACCAGCGGCAGACGCGGGTAGATATAAAAGTTCGCCCGGTTTCTGGTGGTGCGGACGAAAAAACGGCTGATATCTTTAACGGGCTTATTCGTAACATCGAAGGACAATCAGACGCTGCGGCTGCTTACGACAACGCCTTTGATGAAATGGTAGCGGGTGGGTACGGCGGCTGGCGCATCCTGACTGAATACAACGATGACGACACGTTCGAGCAGGATGTCCGCATCGCGCCGATTATGAGCGCCGATAGTTCGCTCTTTTTCGACCCGGCAGCGACCAAGTATGACAAGCAAGATGCTAACTATGCGTTCGTGGTTTCAACGATGGCGGTTGAGGAATTTAAGCGGCGCTGGCCAGAGGCAACTATTACCGAATGGTCGCAGGTTCAGCACAACAAGAGCAACTGCGAGGGCTGGTACAGCGAGGGCATGATTCGCGTTGCGGAGTATTGGGTTAAAGAGCCGGTAAAACTAAAACTCGGGTTATTGTCCGATGGTCGCGTGATTAACCTGGAAGAAGAACAAGAGGTTCTGGACGAGTTGGCAGCGACCGGCGTTAAGGTTGTCAAAACCCGCACAGCCGATAGCCATAAGGTTGTCAGTTACAAAATGAGCGGCGGCGAGATACTGGAAGGGCCGAAACCGTGGGCAGGCAAACATATTCCACTGGTGCCTGTTTACGGGCGCATGACCATCATCGACGGCAAGCCTTATATCCGGGGCATGGTTCGCTTTGCCAAAGACCCGTCACGCATATATAACTATGCGACCAGTGCATCGATCGAAGCAGCAGCTCTGACCCCTAAAGACCCGATATGGATAACGGCGACGCAGGCTAAAGGGCACGAAACGCAGCTAAAGAACTTCAATACTCGCAATAGCCCGTTCATGCTGTACAACACTGACCCGACCGCGCCGGGCGCGCCACAGCGCACAGGTGCTCCAGCGGTACAAATGGCACTAATCCAGCAAATTCAGCAAGCAGGCATGGATATTCACGCAACGACCGGCATGGAGCCGCCATCGCTTGGCAATTCGCCGGAGCTGAAAAGCGGCAAAGCCATTCTCGCGCAACAGGCGATGGGCGATCGCGGCACCTACATTTTCAGCGACAATCTGGCTAAATCGATTCAGCACACAGGGGCTATTCTGGCTGACCTGATCCCCAAGATATACGACACCGAGCGCATGGTTCGAGTGCTGAACATCGACGGCAGCAGCGAGGACGCGCAAATCAACGTAGCGGCGCTGGATGCTTTAGGGCAGCCGGTAGTCGATCAGCAGACTGGTAAGACCGTGATGGTCAACGATCTATCGCTAGGCAAATACGACGTAGTGATCGAAACCGGCCCGTCTTATCACACGCAGCGCCAGGAATCCGCGCAGCAGCTAATCGACCTCGCGCAATCCTCGCCTATATTCGAGCAGGTAGCCATTGATCTGATCGCCAAGAACCTGAACGTGCTGGAAAATGACGAACTAACCAAGCGCATCCGCCGGGTGATGATTAAAAACGGCACCGTGGAACCGACCGAAGAAGAGATCGAGGAAATGGGTCTTAATCAGCCGCAGCAGCCAAGCGCAAGCGAGCAAGCATTGCTTGATAGCGTGGAATCGCAAATCGTGCTGAACACCTCGACCGCTATCAACAAAGACGCGGACACCGAGAAGAAACGGGCAGAGGCTGCCCAAACCGACGCAAAGACGCTGAAAATCCTGGTGGATACGATACTCGCCAAGATCGAGAAGGGCATCCCCATTACCCCATTAGAACGATCGATCCTGGTCAAGCAGGGCGACATTGTGCGCGAAGGCCAGCAGGCAATGATGGACGGGCCAAACAGCGAAGAGCTTGCCGACATTGTGCGGATGTTGCCGCAACAGTGAAATAGTGTGAAAATAACCAGTGTATAGATTTACAGCTACGCGAGCTTATCGCGGCACTTGAGCCAGAGGCGTTATAAATGAACGATGAAGAACAGCAAGCTGCACTAGACGACTTGGCCACGCCGCCAGAATCGGTCGAAGAGACTGCAACGGTAGCCGAGGAAGTCAACGCGGAGTCAGCACCCGCAACCGAAGAAGTAGCCGAAGAGGATGGCAAACCCGACGGCGTACAGACACGGATCAATAAAATCACGGCGGAAAAGTACGCAGAGAAACGCCGGGCGGATGAACTTGCGGCCAGGTTAGAGCGGCTGGAAAGTGAAGCGCCCAAACCAGTAGAAAGCAGCGGCGCCCCAACGCTTGAGCAGTTTGATTATGACGAGGCGGCTTTTCAGTCGGCTTTGATTGATTATAAGGTTGAGCAGAAGGCGCGGCAGATTGAGGAAACTCAGAAAGCAGCCGAACAACGCAGAGCGGCGGAAGCGAACCAGCAACGGTTTAATTCCAAAGTAGCCGAGTTTGGCGCAGAAGATTATCAGGAAGTTGTTGGTTCTTTGCCAATGCTTCCGGGTGATGTTCTGGACGCGATAATGGGCGCTGATGATGGGCCGCAGTTGGCTTATTACCTCGGCAAGCATTTAGACGTAGCCGACCAGATTACTCAAATGTCGCCAATGGCCGCAGCCATGAAGCTGGGCGCAATCTCCGCGCAACTAACCGCTAAACAATCAACGAAACAAGTTAGTGCAGCGCCCGACCCGATTACGCCTATTTCCGGTGGTGCTTCTACCTCGAAAGCCTTAGAGGATATGAGCATGGAGGAATTTATGGCTGCTGATACGGGGTAAGGCCAGGAGTTTAAATCATGGCTAATGCCTTTAAAAACACGACTTTAGTAACCAAGTACGCGGTGAAGGAGTTCATGAACGCCCTAGTAATGGGGCAGAAAGTAGACCGACAGCTGGATGAAGACAAAGTATTCAGCGGCAAAGTCGGCGCTACTGCTTACGTTCGTCGCCCGGTGATGTTTGAAGCGACCGCAAGTGCCACCATGTCGGCAACTGACATTGAAGAAGCCACCATCCCGGTGACTCTCGATAATCGTCAGCACGTCGCCTTTACCGTTACTTCGGAAGATTTAACGCTGAAGATCGAGGATGCTAACGAGCGGTATATCCGCCCCGCCATGCAAGAATTAGCGCAGGTGGTTGAATCGGCTATTGCCGCCTCATATACCGAGATTCCCAACTTTGTGGGCACCCCCGGCACGGCCCCGAGTTCGTTTCTTGACGTGGCCAACGCTGGTGCTGTCCTGTCCGAGCTTGGCGTCCCAAAAGAAGGGCTGTGCGCCTTCTATGATCCTCGTGCGACCGTGGCGCTGGCTGATGGCCTGAAGGGTGTATTCCCGCAGTCTATCGCTAAAACGGCGATTGAGCGGGCATCGATTGGCCGTTATGGTGGGTTTGATCTTTTCGAGAGCAACTCACTGAAAAACCACACCGTAGGCGTGGCCACTGGTACTCCGCTGGTAAATGGTGCTTCGCAGAATGTGACCTATGCAACCGCAAAGGACACTGACACGCAGAGTCTGATTACCGATGGCTGGACTAACAGCACAACCGGCATCCTCAAGGCTGGTGATGTTATCACCATTGCCGGGGTGAATTCTGTTAATCAGAAAACCCGTGAAGATACCGGCCAACTTGCGACCTTTACGGTTACTGCTGATGCTGATTCTGGTGCAACCACTGGCCCGGCTACGCTGACCATCGCGCCTCCTATCATCACCAGCGGCCCGTATCAGACCGTTACGGCTGCCCCGGCTGATAATGCCGCAATTACCGTGAAAACGGGAACCGGCGGCACTGCTTACCGGCAGAACATGGCATGGCATAAAAACGCCATTACTCTTGCATTTGCTCAATTGGACATGCCCACCGAGGGCGCGGAAAGCTCGCGTACCAACTTCGGCGGAATCTCCATCCGGGCGGTGCGGCAGTATGCCATCGGTGCTGATACCACGTCGTTTCGATTTGACGTGCTATTCGGTGTGAAGGTTCAGAACCGGCGCTTTGCGGTTCGTACCACTTCCTAACCTGGTGCCCCCTTCGGGGGGCATTTTCTTTGAGGTGTTGAATGGATAAGTGCTGGATATATCACCCCGACCACGACCCCAAAATCGTTAATTCTGACGACGCGGAGGAATGGTACTCAGACGGGTGGTTTGATAGCCCTGCGAAATTCATTAAAACCACTGACTTTGGCATCGATCCAGAAGATGAAGCCGCAGTTCAGGGGTTAGGCGAGGCCATTGAAGGCGTCAAAAACGCGGCCAATGGTGCGCTGAATATCGGCAAAATGTCGCTGGATGACATCGCAGAATATGCCCTTGAGCACGTCGGAGAAGTACCGCCTGATGGCGGGGTTAGGCTGCAACGTAAATGGCTGAAAACTCAATTAGGGGTTGAATGATGGGTATTAACTCAAGGTTTGAATCGGCTGACGCGGCGACCGCTGCCGCATTGACCGACAGTAGTTCAGGAACCGCAAGTGCGACGATTGCCGCCATTGGTGCGACCTACGACCAGGACGAGGTTCGCAACGCCGTTGCCTCACTGGCCGCACAGGTTAACGCATTGATTGTGGATAATGCGTCGCTGCGGTCTGCTATAAACGCTGGCGAGTAATTGGCTACTTCGCTGGACATTATCACCGGGGCGCTTCGGCACCTCGGAGTTAATGCGGCTGAATCACCCATAACGGCTGCTGAGGCTCAAGACGGCCTTAATGACCTTAACGATATGGGCGCTGAATGGGAGGAGTCCGGCTATCGTGTCGGGTTTACCCCTGCTAGTGACGTTAACGCCGAAATAACGCTGCCCAGAAGCTCTCACGCTGCGTTTAAGGCCGGATTAGCGGCAAGGCTTGCCCCACAGTACGGGAAAGCCATATCACCCGGTTTGGCGGCGCTGGTTATCGAGACAAAGCAGAGCTTGGCAAAGGCGACATTAGACCCGCTGACCGTGGCATTTCCAGATACATTGCCAACCGGCGCTGGCAATTCGTGCAATGACTTCGCGGAGAATAACTTTTTCCCGCAAAATGAAATCGAAAACTTCTGATGCGGATGCCGCTTCCAATCGCTGACGGGTTTTATGAGAGCGAATCGCTGCCGTTATCTGCGCAGCGGTGTATTAACTGGATGCCGGTTGTTCCTCAAACTAGCGGCGCGTTAGCAAGCAGCGCGTTATTTAACACGCCTGGAATTGAGCTTTTTACAACGCTAACCGGGGTAAATCGTGGATCGTATGTGATGGACGGGGTTGCGTATTTCATCAACGGCACAACGCTGTACGAAGTATCGAGCGCTGGTGTAAGCAACGACCGTGGAACCATCCCCGGCTCATCCAGAGTGTCAATGGCTGATAATGGCCGGTACTTGGTTATTGTGGTTCCAGGCGCTAGCTCCTACGTTTACGACAACACGAACAACACGCTAGCAAAAATCACGGATATAGACTTTAGAGCCGCAAGCTCCGTTGTTTATAAAGACGGCTATTTTCTGTTTTCGGCCTCTGACGGATCAGTGTTCTTTTCATCGGCGCTGAACGATCCTTTTACCTATGATGCTCTCGATTTTGCATCCGCTGAAATATCGCCGGACAAGATCATTGCGCTGCACGTTAATCACAACGAGCTGTTTGTTTTAGGCGAGTCCACGATAGAGATATTCCAGAATATCGGCGGCGTGGCCTTCCCATTCCAGCGCATAGCAGGGGCAAACATTCAGAAGGGGTGTTACGCAAAAGCCAGCCTGGTTGAGTTTGACAATACATTCCTGTTTATCGGAGGCGGATTGAACGAACGGGCCGCGATATGGCGCGTCACCAGCTCATCCTCGGCAGCCAAAATCAGCACTGCTGCTATTGATTACGCACTGCAAAAATATACGCCTGACGAAATAGCAAACGCCTTCGCGTGGACGTATTCATCAAACGGCAACTTTTTCGCCGGTTTCACCGTTTACAGTGATGACAAGGCAGGTCACACATTCGTTTATGATGCGACCGCTTCGGCGCTATCTGGCAAATCAGTGTGGCATGAGCGCCAATCTGGGGTGGTTGATGCTCGATGGCGGGTTAATTCAATCGTGACAGCTTACGGCAAGTTGTACGTTGGCGACTCGGAGACCGGCAAGATAGGCGAACTAAAAGATGGCATCTATACGGAGTACGGCGACCCGGTATTAAGGGTTAGAACGTCGCAGCCGTTCTCCGGAGACGGCCTGCCGGTATTTTCTGGCGAAATAGCGTTAACGATGGAAGCGGGAACCGGGCTAACAACCGGGCAAGGCAGCGACCCGCAAATCAGGATGGACTGGTCAGACGACGGAGGCCGGAATTTTGGTAGCGAGTTATCGCGTGGATATGGAGCTATCGGCGCTTATGAAGTTGTCCCAACATGGCGGCGGCTTGGCCGATTCCCCCACACGGATCGTGACTGGGAAAC